ATCCGTGAAATCCTGTATCTTTATCTGGGTAAATATCTTGATTAGAATTGCTATAGTACTCATCAAACTTTGACGGTGCATTATAGGTCATGTAATCTATAAATCTTTGAGCATAATACTCAGCAAAATCTCTTTCCTTTTGAATTAAGAAATCTATCTCTTCTTTGTTTGCTATTTGACTGTTTTCTGAATTATGTTTATAAACTCCTCCGTTTGATATAGAATATGCTGCAAATGGCAAGTATTCTACCATAGCAAAATGAATAAGCATAGGTTGTATGTAATCGTTTACTAAAGCCAAGTAATCTCCAGTTAGTGTTCCTGCTATTATATCAGCACTAATTTTATCGTATAAATCTGTGCCTAAATAATTTTGTACATGAATTTCTTGAGCTAAACTGATAAACTGTATAAATTTATCCGTATCTACATTTGAATTTAATGCAGTGTTTTTCACTAAATCTGACCGTTTTATAAATAGTGCTGTTGCCATTATTCTTCTATATTTATTTGTTCTTCTTCTATTGTATCACTATCTTCCTTTTTAATACCAGTTTCTTTTTCTATCTCAGCATCCGTTATAGCATTTGTTAAGTCAGTAAATTCTAAAGGTTGTAGTGTTTTAAAGTATATATCTAATTCAATTCCGTTGTACATTAATACTTTTTCTAGTTCATCTAGTATAGTAACCTGCATAGGTCGTATAACTGTATTATCCATAAGCAATGAAGCTGTTTGTAATTCTTCAGCATTGTTACCTAAACCAGTATTGTCTTTTATACCTACAAGCATAGGAGATACAATTCTGTGAGAGACCATTACTTTTCTCATTGATTCATCACTAAGAAATTTATATTGCTCATGTGCGTCACTTAATATGACTGGCTCAATACTTGCAGACAATTCTTTGCTATCGTTAAATGCCAATATAAATCTACCAGCATTAGAAGAACCACTAAACTTTTCTTGTATATTTTGCTCAATCAAACTTCTTTGTTCTTCTGTAGGAACACCATTGTTAAAGTTTATAAGCATACTTGGAGCAAGACCATTCTGTATATTATTTATATGATAGTTCGCTATTTCTTCTTCTAACTCTGCATATTGTAATCCTCCTTGATAATCTACAGGAGAATAGTAATAAAATCCAGCTCTATAAGGTTTGATATATAATATTTCTAACCCTGCATTACTTGAGCCAAATGCAGGTATTCTTTTAGGTTGTGTCTTGTAAGTTACTTCTGACCAATCTTTAGCATAGTAATAACCTTGTATTTCACCCTTGTTATTTGCCTTCTCTGCTCTTAACGTCTCTACAGGTATATGTTCTACTTGTACAATCTTTTTTCTGTCCTTAGAATAGATTATTTGAATTGCAGCTTGACCCATCATTTTATAGTCATAACATACTTTTTTCATACAAGATTTAGTAAAGAGCTCTTTCATTTCTTTGTAATCAGCTTCTTTGTCTTTACTGTCAACAGCATCTATTCCTTTTCCATATATCATTTCTGCTATACCGTTAATAGCAGCATTATTAGTAGGGCTACCATTATATCTATTTATTAGATAATCAAAATAATTATTATCATCACCATATTCTACCCAATCTCTGTTGTATTGTTCTTTTACTTCAGGGCGTGTATAAGAAGACATATTGACTATATGTATCTTTCCTTTTTCTACTTTTGGCAAAGGGTTGTTGTTGTATCTTTTTTTTGCCATTTTATTTACTTTTCTCATATTATTACAAAATCGTTATTGTATGTGTTTTCTGTAGTGTATTCTCCAGAGTGTACATCAAAGGTATTAAAATTAGTTTGATTTGTACAAAAAATAGAACCTCTATATATAATTACAGAACCATTTTTAATAGCAAATGAATAGAACCTATCTTCAATCAAAGAAAAGCTACCTGTTACAGTCATATAGCCATTAGAATTAGTTACAGTAACTGCAACAGAACTTGTAGTTCTTTTAGATTTATCAGTTAATTCAAACGTAACTGAGCTTTCTGCACTTCTAGGAATTACTTTAAAACTCTGAGCGTCTGTTGATGTTGTTAATATTACCATATTATAAGTAACAAATAATTCTTAATTTGTTTTCATAAAAAAAGGGACACCGAAGCATCCCTTTAATTACCTAATTAAATTTAGTTATTATGAATTAGTACCTACTGTTACAGTTACAGTTGCACTAGTCATTCCAGCATAAGGGTCAGAAATAGTAGGCGATGCTACAAAGTTGGCTGGTTTTACTTCCATAGCAGATAAAGTAAGTGTATAACCACTTAAATCTCCCATAGCAGCTCCAGTAACTATAGTACCTCCTGATACATCAGCTCCATGCTCTAATCCCATTAAAAATACATTTCCATTGTAATCTTCCACAGCAATATGAGGTCTTCCATAAGCTAACAATTTTAATTCTTTATTGTCTTCTTTAGAAAGTTTATGTAGTGTTAAATTTAATGTTTGTTCAAAGAATGTAGTTCCATTTTCTCTTGAAGACGTAATGTTTTGTTCAAAAGACGAGTTTCCTTTTACTTCATATTTATAGGCAGTGAAAGTTCCAGATAAATCTGTTATTTCATCATCAGTTTGTGTAACTGTACCTAAATCTCCAAAATCAGTAAAATAAACTGCTCTTATGCCACCAACAACATCTTTACAAGGTTCTTTTCTACCTAATGATAAATCGCAAGCCATAGTTTATTATTTTTTATAAAAAAAGGGTAAGTAGGCATCTACCCACCTACCCTAATTTTTGGTTAATTTAATTTATTAAGAATATAGTACAATATCAGACCCTATTCCGTACTGAACACCAGCAGTAAATCTCATAACAACTCTTACGTTTTGAGAACCATCTAGGTCAGCCATGTCGATTAACTTAACTTCGTTGTGGTCAGATAAAAGACCTGTTCCGAAGAATAAGTTAGATTTTTCAGCAGCAACAGCTTTGTTATCTCCAAGTCCGTTAGCAACAAATAATTTTACACCATCAAAAGATAATGCTCCATTTTGCCACCACATAGTACCTTGATTAGATACACCGTTAGCACCGATGCTAGATACGTTTTCAGTTCCAGCAGCATTTTCTAAGATTCCAAATCCTCCTAGTGCTCTTACATAAGCTCTAGCGATGTTTTGAGATACATAGATGTATAAATCTTCTTTTCCGTATAAAGCAGAAGGAATAGCGTCAACTATTTTTCCTAGCTCTGCGATTACGTTAGCAGAAGTTACAGTTCCAGCAGCAACGTCAATAACGTCACCATCAGCACCTAATAAAGTAGTAAATCCATCGAATTCACCAGCATTAGCGTTAACACCTGACCAGATATTGTTTTCTGTTTTTTCAGCAACTAATCCAGAAACGTGACCGATTAAGTAGTCACTGAATTTAGGAGGTAAGTTGTCAAAAGCAGAGTATCCCATAGATACAGCTTCCCAGTCACTTCTAAAGTCTTTCTTACAAAGCTCTAGGTTTACTTGGAATTCTTCTGGTTGAAGGATTCTTTCAGTTAATGTAATAGTTGCAGTATCAGTGAAATCACAAGTTGCATCTTTGATTACGTTAGCATCAGTAGCAATTTTCTTGATTACTTCTTTGAACTTTACATTTGGTTTGATTTCAATACCACCTCTGTCAAGTGTAACACCTGATAATAAAGCAGCAGAAATGTACTTGCCTGCAAATTCGCCAGCGTAAGTACTTGTAATTGATGTAGTAGTAGCCATTTTTTAATTAATTTTAGTTTTTAGTTTATTTTAAATTAGCAATTCTGTTCATTACTCTATCTCTAGTGCTCATTATCTTGTTTTGACCAAAAGATTTAAAGTTTTGTTTTACTTCCCCTTCAGGGTTGTGTGAGATTGGTTCTGAAGCTGGTTCAGCAGATAACTTTTCTATTTCTTTTTGCATAGATAGTTTTTCTTCACCGTAACCTAATTTCATTTCTTCAATCATACCTTTTAATTCAGAGATTTTAGATTCAAATTCGTCTTTACTTACGTATTTCATTTCATCCATCTCAATTTCTTCAGAGGCTTCCTCTATTACAGGAACTTCCTCTTGTAAATCTTCAGATACAACTTCTTCAGAAGATAACTCCTCTTTTACTTCTTCTTTTTGACAAGCAAGCTCAGTAAGTTTTTGAGACATTTCTTCTTCTTCTTTAATTTGCTCAGAAAGATTTACTTCTTGATTCACCTCAACTTCTTTTACTTCATCTTTCTTAACTAAGGATAGTTTTTCCATGATGTCGTTCAAAATTGATGTAGCTTTAGTGTTTTCCATAAATTTCGATTTATAAATTAATTTATCTTAACTAATTAACTGTATATAAAAAGGTTGTTAGATTTTTATGCTTTTTTCTGTATTATAAACCATTCAGCGCCATCTGACCAAATCATTAATCCTTCATAAGAAACATTTAACTCATAATAGTTAGATGAACCATCTAATGTTTGACCAGCTATAGGAGTTAATCTCACTCTTGTATTTGTGTTAAAACCTCCATTTGTTACTATTCTTATAATTCTGTTTATGTTTTTAGTTGCAGTAGCGTCTGGTAAACTTAAAACCATATTTCCAGAACCACCTGACCAGCTTAATTTAATCATTCTTGAGTCATCATAAAGAGAATCATCTAAATCAAGATTA